GTTAAGCTCTTTTATTATTTGAACAGATTTGAATGAATTTAATCCCGCTAAATTATCTCCATACTGGTTAATAATGACATTTTCAGAACCACTTGATTGAGAAATACGCTTAATGTAATTCCTTAATCCATTTTCTGAATATTTTAGTTTATATTTATCAAATTTTAATATAAACCCTACAAAGTCTTTAAACAAAGGGTGATGCTTACAGTTCTCGAGAATAGCTATTGTTCTGATTGAAAAATAATCAGAACCCATTATCTCATCCTTTTGGAAATTGTAGTATCTCTCAGGGTATATTATTCTATTTAGAGCTCGATAAGTAGGATAAATACCACCTATTAGGTTGTTCTTAATATGTTTGATATCATAAAGATTCTGCAAATAGACCAAAGATCCAGAACGAACAAAACTCTTATTATCGTTAACTAGAAGGCCGAACGAACTGAATTTATCTTTTAATTTATCAGGTTCGGAAGTTCGATACGCTCCATCATCCCCTTGTATATCGAACTGGTCTTCAATTAGTCCACTTGATCTGGCAATCAAGTATTGAACGATCGAGTCAACCTCATTGGTAAATGTTGATCCAGAAGGTACTCCATGTTCTCCAGACAAAATGCCATCAGGAGTAACTAAACCAATAGTATTGAATTTCTTCGCAATTTCAACTAGTTCGAAGTTGTAATGGGGTTGAAATAAACTACTGATGTAGTCAAAAGAAGCCTTCTGAAGACTGCTTTTTACAGTTGCATCATAAGATGAGAAATCTAATGAAACAAGTTTCTGGTTATTTTGAATAGCTTGAGTAACTATACTAGTAACCTTGCGGTTTGTTAAATCGGGTCCATTTAACGCAGATCTCCAACTTAATTTCTTCTGATAGTCGAGTACAGGACGATAATACATCATCTCATTTAATGTATCAGCCATAGGATATCCCCAAACAGTTCGGGTCTTCTTTTGTTCCTGTGTTCTAGTGAACATAACACAAGGGTCATTACGATCTTTTAGGTTTAATAGATCAGATAAGTCATCACTAAATCTATCTTTTATCTGACTTTTGCGTGTGAAGAAAGGTAAACCTGAGTTTGTGTTATTCTTTAGAAATTTTGCGGCGTTATCAACAGATAACGGTCGAAGGCGGTTGCTTCCTTGTCTGCAATAAGGCGCTAAATCATCCAAATGTGACTTAACGCTTGAGTATTCACCGCTAAAATACTCCTTAACCATGCCTCTACGTTCTACCCATGGAATAGCAATGGATCTAGGGCCGAATTTAGAACGATTTGAAGCTTCCAACTGTAATAAATCCTCACTCATGAATTGACTGCTTGAATTGAAAACTTTATCCCACTCATCTAGAAGAAAGTCTGGAGAGTGTGATTGCGAAATTGGAGAAGTTAAAATCGTTTCATCTCCTCTCACAGTCTTAACTAGATGACGGGATAAGCCATCTTTAACATCTTTGCTTAAATTAAGCTGCACAGATGAAAGTGAACTTACGCGGTACATATAAATACTCCTATAAAGTAATAAGAAATATAATGAAT